ACGCGCGAAGCTAGGTCCATACATGGATCCTCCCAGCTTTGGCACAGTGCCGAGAGCGATTCAGCCGAGGGCTTATGAGTATGCTGCTTTTTTAGGCAAATACATAAAAGCATGCACTCACAAGGTGTATGAGTCCTTAGACGAGATGTTTGGATACCGAGTCGTTTGTTGCGACTATAATGGAGTGGAAAGAGCGGAAATCATCAAGAGCCATTTCGATTCGATCAAGAATTGTGTTGTTCTCGGTGAGGACGCGTCAAGATTTGACCAGCATTGCCATGCGGAGGCGATAAAGCTGGAGCACAGTGTGTACAAGTCGATATTCAAGAGCGCACCAGAATACAGGAAGTTCTGTGAAGCGCTCTCTTGGCAGGTGGACAATAGAGGAAGTGGCTTCTTTGAGGACGGTACGATAAAGTACTCTGTAGTCGGGCATAGAATGTCCGGCGACATGAACACCTCATTGGGCAACAAGATCATCATGATCCTGCTCGTTTACGAGTTCTTGAAGAAGATGAACTGGGATAGCTCTCAGGTCAAATACTTCAATGATGGAGATGATGGTTTACTTTTTTGTACACCTAAGATTGCTAAGACCATAGGAAAACTTTTTAAGGAATTCTGTGGTGAGTTAGGCTTCAACATTGTGTTAGAAGATCCAGTGACCGAACTGGAGAGAATCGAATTTTGTCAATGTCAACCGGTCTTTGACGGAAGCAGATATGTGATGTGCCGTTCACCTAAGGCAGTTCTATCGAAAGATGGGACCTCATTGAAAGCTTTCAAAAACGCAAAAGAGTACGATTCCCATCGAAGGGGAATCTCGCTCGCAGGATTGGCGGGTATGGGAAACATACCCGTTCTCGGCTCTTACTACCAAATGATGGGAAGAGGAGCAGAGAATGCCAAGTTGAATAAGGTTGTTGAACGGTCAGGTTTATCAATCCAATCAACTGGGCTGGATGTGGGTTACGTCGAACCAACCATTGCTGCCAGGCTGAGTTTTCAGCTGGCCTTTGGTATCGTCGTGGCTGTACAACTGGCCCTGGAAGCCCAATTCAAAAGCGCCCTCCTAAGTTTCAACACCCCTCGGTCTGTCGAAAGATTAGAAGTCTTTCAACACACCAAAATCTTAGTAGGCTAACGCACGCCCCTACCCCAGCTCGTAATTAATCTTACACACGAACACAATTA